GACAACTCGGAGGATTCGTCCTATAGTCATACCCTGGGTATAGTTTTCTATTCTAATCGCACAGTGACACTTAATTCGTTATGTGTGCCCCTTCGTTATCACTAATACCCTGGTAATAGTTTTCTATTCTTTATATACGGTACTATATGTTTATTATTCGTCATTGTTCGTTATAAGAATAAAACAGTGTTGTTTAATTCTAATTGACAGTTATTTGTGATTGTTGGGTATTCTTATAAAGAACCGATGCCCCCCCTAAAAGTAAAAGTGCCCTACTACCCTAATCTATAAACCTTACCCAGAGACCTTGAATTATTCAATGAAAAATAAAAAAATTTTCCGAGAAAAAATTTTACCCACAAGGTTCGATGGGTATTATGTCTCTGAGGATGGAAGAGTTTTCACTGAGTGGCATAAGAAGTATATCAAAGGAGTAAAGGGATGTTCCTCTGAGAGGGGGGAACTGAGAGAAATAAATCAAAATCCGAGGGGTGGGAGCAATCCAAAGGACAGATATATGTCTGTGAATATTTCCCTGAAGGATGAGATGGGGAGAACCACAAAACAAATCAAATATTATACTCATAGATTAATTGCGGAGTGTTTTATAGAAAACCCAGAGAACCTTACAGAAATCGACCACATTGATTCTAACAAATTGAATAATCATGCAGAAAATTTAATGTGGATTTCCAGAAAAGGGAATATGGTTAAATTCAATGCAAAAGAATTCAGTATTGTAGACATAATGACTGGTAGAACTTATGCTGGTATAAATTTAACTGAGTGGGTGAGAGAGAATTGGCAATGGATACAACTAAGAACAAGAATAAAAGAACCGAAAGATTTTACAAAAAATTTATTAGGAGCATTCAGAAAAGGATATTCATATGGAAAAATAAAAAGAGCATAAGTACGAGAACCACTCATAAGGAAGAGTTAGAGTATATTGGAATTGTACTTGTAGAACTTATGAAGTTTGGAGTACAAGGGATAGAAAAATTTTTCCGGAGGGGAAAAATTTTCAAAGGTTGATATATAATTGGAAAAGAATAAACTGAGAGGAGATGTTAGAAGTCACAGAGAAAGAGAAGGAACTTCTAATCGAGTGCATTCAATATCGATTAGAGACAGACAAGACACTAAATTCAAATGAGGTGATAAGAGAGGAGCTGGAAGAGTTACTCTTTAAGGTAGAAGAATCTGATGAATACGTATAACATAGAAGTCAATGGTGTAACAATCGTTGAGAGAATAAATCCAGAAGATTTAGATGGGATGTTAAATCAGGTGAGAGGACTCGTTTGGACTTCTGGTGGAAAGAATGAGGATATCAAAGTAATTCTAAATAATCAAGAAGACCCATTGCAATGATTGATTTGTAGTGGTATAATGTAAACGTCGAAATTAATTTTTTATGGCTAAAGGATTTACGATTAAAGCAAATGCTCCTGCAAAGACAAACAATTCAGTAGATGAATTTGATATTGTAGCAGCAAGAGAAATGATTCGAGGGAAGTCAATTGTTTTTTGTCTTCCAGGAAGAGGAGTATCATATACATATTTGAAAAATTTCGTTCAATTGTGTTTTGATTTAGTGCAAGCAGGTGCAAGTATTCAGATTTCTCAAGACTATAGTTCGATGGTGAACTTTGCACGATGTAAAGTACTTGGAGCAAATGTTCTCAGAGGACCAAAGCAAGTACCTTGGGATGGTAAACTTGCATATGATTATCAACTCTGGATTGACAGTGATATTGTCTTTGATACTGAGAAGTTCTATCGTCTGGTAGCAATGGACCAAGATATTGCTGCTGGTTGGTATTGCACTGAAGATGGTCACACCACATCCGTTGCACATTGGCTTGAAGAAGATGACTTTAAGAACAATGGTGGAGTGATGAATCATGAAACTTTAGAGACGATGAAAAACCGTCGCAAACCATTTACAGTTGATTATACTGGATTTGGTTGGGTATTGATTAAGAAAGGAGTCTTTGAGAATCTTGAATATCCTTGGTTTGCACCTAAGATGCAAGTCTTTGATTCTGGAGAAGTTCAAGATATGTGTGGAGAGGATGTTTCATTCTGTCTTGATGCAAAAGAGGCAGGTTATGAGATATGGTGCGATCCTAAGATTCGTGTCGGACACGAGAAGACTAGAATCATCTGAGTCCCCTTTAGAGTCGTCTTCTTGACGTTCTATGATATTCTTGGTATGATGCCCTTATGGAGATTTCAAGGTCTTCTAAGGGCATTTTAAATCCCGAAAAAACCGTTTAAAAAACCGTTAAGAGAAAACCAACTAGGAGATTATTACAATGGCAGTGAAAAAGAGTGCAAAAGGTGGTGCTAAAGTTGAATCAAAGCCCAAGCTGACTCTTCAAGGTGCAGGTCGGAATACTAAATATAGTGCAACGAGTCGTAATAAGGCACGTAAAAAGTATCGAGGTCAAGGAAAAGGATGATGGAAGAAGACCAAAAGACAATAGAAGAAACCACTTCTACTTCTACACCAAAGGTTTTTGGTTGGGTTGCTGGAAAACCAGCACATTTACAAGAGCATCCAGACAATAAAAAAGAGAATAAGTAAAATGTATCATCTAGAAGTTGATGATGAATGGGATGCAATTCATTATGAAGACTTGTGGATATACAATAAATTACAATTAAGTCGGGTTTTAGGGTATAAATGTGGTCCAATTGGATCTACAGTCCCTAAACCCGACTTTTATATTGTAAGACCTGCGATAAATTTCCTTGGTATGGGTCGATTTGCTGAAATTATATGGATAGAAAAAGACACAGAGCACTTTCATCCATCTAATTTTTGGTGTGAAGTGTTCAAAGGAGAGCATTTGAGTATTGATTACTATCATCAAGAACCAAAATTAGTAGTAAAAGGCACTAAAGATGAGAATGACCCCTTATATAAGTGGCAAAAATGGGAAAAAATTGATAAGACTATTGAATTCCCTTCAATTTTAGAAAATTTGAAGGGAAATTATGATTGGATTAACTGTGAATTTATTGATGGAAACCTAATTGAGGTTCACACAAGACAAAATCCTAATTTTAGATACGGAAATACAGTTGCAATTCCTGTATGGGAAGATGATAGACAAAAAAATGACTCAAAATTAAGTTATATAGAGGATTCTGGTTATCTAAGAAAGGGATTTTATCTAAAATAAATAGTTTTTCGGAGAAAATAGGAGGATTTTGTGAGTTGGAGAGATTTTCAATGGGGAATCACCTCCTATTGGAGGTATATGGAGTAGAATTTTCTTTACTCAATGATGCAGCAACTCTTGAAGGAGTAATGAAGGAAGGCATTGAACGTGCCGGAATGACTATTTTAAACACCTTTCAGCACTGTTTTTACCCACAAGGGTGTACAATAGTCATAGCATTGTCAGAGAGTCACGTATCGTGCCATACTTGGCCAGAAAATGGGTGTGTTGCCATTGATGTTTATACTTGCGGACCAGGAAATCCAAAATTAATAGCACTAGAACTCCTAAAATATCTAAATTCGGACAATTATAACCTTAGATACTTGTATCGTTAAATATCAGTAGGGGAGATAGCAACCTCCTACAAAAAAAAGTTCTGTTTTTACCAAAAAACAGGAGCTAAAATGTCCAATTTACCCGTTGATAGAGATCAGAACTATATGTATGAGATGTGGGGAACTAAGAAATTAGTTACCGACTATGAAAAACCAAATATTTCGAGGCATAATTTGAAAAGACAAACAGAATTGCACGAAAAAATTAGAAATGACGAAGATTATGATGATTGGGAATATGGAACAGAACCAAGTTACGGAAAAATAGTCTGAAAAGTCTTATAGATATATAAAATACCTTTTTATTTTAATGGCAGTAAGGATTTCAAGAGCATTTAGAGACATTAGTTTGTCTTTTGCTAGGCATCCTGTGACGAATGATATTTTACCAATTAGGAATGAAGATGCAATTAAAAAATCTGTCACTAATTTAGTTAAAACTGTTATTGGTGAGAGATTTTTTAATTCTTTGATTGGATCATCAATTAATGATTCATTATTTGAACTTAATACGATTGGAATTTCTATTGTATTGGAAGATGAAATTAAAACACTACTTAACAACTTTGAACCAAGAATAAAAGTTAAGGAAATTAATGTTAGTGATGATCCTGATTTATATGAATTAAATATAAATATCGTCTATGATATTGTTGGTGAAGGGTTTCCAAGACAAAATATAGAGTTTATCTTACAACCAACTAGAGTATAATGGCAATAAATCAATTCACTAATCTAGATTTTGGGGATATTAGATCTCAAATAAAAGATTATTTAAGAACAAATACAGAATTCACTGACTTTGACTATGAAGGTTCAAATTTTTCTGTATTAATTGATATTCTTGCCTATAACTCTTATATAACTGCCTATAACACCAATATGGCAGTTAATGAATCTTTTCTTGATAGTGCAACTTTAAGAGAAAATGTAGTTTCACTTGCAAGGAATATTGGTTATGTTCCTAGATCTAAAAGAGCATCTAGAGCACAAATTAGTTTTACAGTTGACACTGAAGGATTTTTAGATGTAAAATCAGTAACATTAAGATCTGGTGTCGTTTGCTTAGGAAATTTAGAAACAGGAAATTTTGTATTTTCAATACCAGAAGATATTACAGTACCTGTAGATAATCAGGGGATTGCTAGATTCAATAACATTTCAATTTACGAAGGAAGATTCCTAACAAAAAGTTTTATCGTAGATAATAATCAACCAAATCAAAAGTTTATCATTCCAAATGCTGATGTAGATACTGAGTTGATAAGAGTTTTTGTTACTGATGTAACCAATGAAGAATATGCAAAGTTTGATAATATATTAAATGTCAATAAAAATTCTAAGATTTTCTTAGTTCAAGAAGTAGAGGACGAGAAATATCAGATTTTATTTGGAGATAATATATTTGGAAGAAGACCTATATCAGGAAGTTCTGTTTATGTAAGTTATATTACTACAAATGGCAAGCAAGCAAATGGATCTGCTAACTTTACATTTAGTGGAATTTTAGTTGATAATAACAGTAATAAGATTACAAATGGTATTTCATTAATTACAACAAACATTCCATCAGAAAATGGAGATGATATTGAAAAAATAGACTCCATTAAATATATTGCACCTAGAGTATATTCATCGCAATTTAGGGCAGTTACTGCAAATGATTATAAAGGATTGATTCCAGCAATATTTCCAAATGTAGAATCTGTAACTGCTTATGGTGGTGATGAATTGGAACCACCACAATATGGTAAAGTTTTTATATCAATTAAACCAAGAAATGGTAAATTTATTTCCAAAATTACCAAGGAAGAAATTAAAAATAAATTAAAACAATATACAATTGCTGGTATTAAACCAGAAATCGTTGACCTAAAATATCTTTTTGTTGAAATTAATACAAGTGTTTATTATGATAGAAGTGCAGTATCTGAAATTGAAAACTTAAGAAAAAGGTCATTGAAACAATAACTCAGTATGGAACATCTTATGACCTTAATAATTTTGGAGGAAGATTTAAATATAGTAAATTATCTTCACTAATTGATAATGTAAGTACTTCAGTTACTTCTAATATTACAAAAATAAAGATGAGGAGAGATCTCCAACCAGAACTTAATAAATTTGCAACATATGAATTATGTTTTGGTAATGCATTTCACATAAAGAGAAATAATTTATTAGATAATCGTGGTTATAATATCAAATCAACTGGTTTTAGTATTTTAAATGTTGATGGAACTGTTTATTTGAGTGATGTTCCTATTGACGAGAAGAAAGGAACAATTTTCTTCTTTGTTTTAAAAGATAACTTACCTTTTATTATAAAAAATAATGCAGGTGTCGTACATTATGATAAAGGTGAAATTTTATTAGATGTTGTGAATATTACCTCAACAGAGTCAACAAATGGAATAGAAGTGCAAGCAATTCCAGAGTCAAATGATGTTATCGCATTAAAGGATATATATTTAGATCTAAGTATTAGTAACTTAGTTGTAAATATGGTTGAAGATAAAATTACTTCAGGCGAAAACACTTCTGCAACAGAATATATTGTAACATCAAGTTATTCAAACGGAGATTATATTAGATAAAATGTCAGAAATTAAGAGAGTCAGAATCCAAAATATCATTGAATCCCAGATTCCAGAATTTTTAAATACGGAATCACCATTATTTAAAGAATTTTTAGATAGGTACTATGTATCTCAAGAGCATCCAACTGGAATAACAGATCTGGGTGTAAATATAGATTCACTTAAAAATATATCTACATATGATAATGAAACTTTCTTTTCTGCATTTTATCCTAGTATTTTAACAGAAAAGGTATTAGCATTTGATGATGTAATAAATGTTTCCCACACAGTGGGATTCCCAAGTAAGTATGGGTTAATTAAGATTGATGATGAAATTATATTTTATACAACAAAAACTCAAACTAGTTTTATAGGATGTTTCAGAGGTTTTTCTGGAATACATGATATAAGACAGACACTAAAATCCTGAAACTATTAATTTTACAAAAACATCTGCTGCTTCTCATATTTCTACGTTTGAAATATCTACAGTACAAAAAAATAATTCAAACTGGTTGGTAACATTGGTCGATCCGATTAATGTTTCTGTCAATGAAATTATTTACTTTGAAGATGCTGAATATACAACTGTTCCAACAAATCCGTTAATTTCTAGAGGAGTACCTGCAAAAGTAATAATTGTAAATTCTCAACAGCAACTTATAGTAGAATCGTCTATTGATATTTCTGACAAAGTAAAAGTAGTTAAATCAATCGCAGTTCAAAATTTAAATTTAATTTTTTATCAAGAACTTTTTAAAAAATTTAAATCTCAATTTTTACCTGGATTTGAAAATAGAAATTTTGTCTCTCAAGTACAAATTCAAAATATTTTATCAAGAGCTATTGATTTTTATACGACAAAGGGAACTGATACCTCATTTAAATTGCTTTTTAGTGCTCTTTTTGGTAAAGAAATATCTATAATTAAACCACAAGAATATCTTCTTCGTCCATCTGACAATAATTATTTTGTAACTAGAAATATTTTAGTAGAGCCTATTAAAAATTATAACATTGATTTATCAACAATAAAAGGGAAAACTATATTTCAAGGTGTAAATGGACTAGAAGCAAGTGCTTCTATATATTCATTAGAATTTAGACCATTCAATGATAAAAATTTATATGAAATATATTTAGATGGAACTTCATTTGTAAATAATTTTAAATCAACGAAAAAAACAAATATATCAAAAGATGTATCAATTGGGTCAAATAATATATTTGTAGATTCAACCATAGGATTTCCATCTTCTGGAAAATTATTAGTAAAAACAAAAAATGCTACAGATCCAGTTGTAATTACATATACTGATAAAACCAATAATCAATTCCTGGGAGTATCTGGAATTATATTTAATTTAAATTTTGGAGATGAAATATATGAAGAAAGATTTGTTTATGTTTATCAAGATGATGGTTCTAAATTAGAATTTAGACTAATTAATGTAATTGGGGAAATAGATTATGATTCTTCATCCAACTTAAGAGTTGGTGATAAAATAAAATTATCTTCATTTGGAACAAATCTAAGTGATAAACCAGAATTTAATACTTGGATTTATAATTTACCAACTTCACATGATATAGAAACAGTTCAGATTTCTGGCAATTCAACTGGAACAATTTGGACTATAAACCTATTTGATGATATTAAGTTTTACATTGGTGAAAAAGTAGAATTAGAAAATACTGAAGACCCTAATGATGTCATTAGAACTGCAAAAGTAGTAACAATTTTTTCTGGGAATTCAATTGAGGTTGAGACTTCTTTTAACATTTCAGAAAAAAATAAACTCAATAGAATAATTGAACTGGGTGAAAGTCAGAATCCAACTTTAGTTGATGTTTCAAATATTCCAACTGGAGTTCAAAATACATATATTGATGAAAATAATGAATATTTTTATGTAACTTCTTCTGGTATACCTAACTATAAATTATATTCTACCCCACAAATTATTAATTGCGATGCTGGGACAGGAATTGGAGCAACTGACACATTAAATACACAAAACTTTCATAGGTTCTATACAGGTGAAAAAATTTATTTTACTCCATCATCTGGATCGGGAATCTCTACTGGTGTATATCACTTAACCACTATTGGTAGTGTAAAAGATAGCAAGAAAGTAAAATTCTCTTTAAGTAAAAGTGATTTATATTCTAAAAAGTATATCACTTTTGATAAAGCAACCACATCTGGTTCTTTTGTGAAGCTTGATTATGAAAATAAAACAGTAAGTAATCAAAAAATATTAAAAAAATTCAATTATAAAAAAGGACAAAATCTTTTATCCGAAGTAAGTGATAGATCTACAAATAATAAAAAGATTGGAATTTTTGTAAATGGATCAGAAATTTTTTCACCAACTTTATTTGATGAAAACATTTATTATGGAAAAGTAGAATCAATTTCTGTGACTAATTCTGGAAGTGGTTATGATGCAATAAATCCTCCAGAATTGGAAATCTCTGATGTATCTGGTTCAGGAGCAAAAGGTTATTTAAATATTGTCGGATCTTTAGAAAGAGTTAGAATTATAAGTCCAGGAATTGGATATCAAGTTAAACCAAAAATAACTATTTTGGGTGGAAATGGATCAGGTGCAGTTGTAGAACCAAACTTTGTGAAATCACAAATCAATAATGGATTTAAAGGTGATGGTGTTGGATTAAATCCAACTGAAAATACTATTACATTTTTTGAAAAGCACAATTTTGAAGATGGTGAAGAAGTAATTTATAATTCAAATTTTAATGCAGAAATTTCACCACTAAAAAATAGTTCAATTTATTATGCTGGTGTAGTTAATAGTAAAGTAATAAAATTATATGAAAATTTATCTAATGCATTCTCAAAAACCAATGAAATAAATTTTGTTGGTATTAGTTCTGGATTCCATTACTTAAAAACCACAAAATCAAAGAATACAATCACACAAGTATATGTAAAAGATAGTGGTTCTGGATATTCCAATAGATTAATTAAAATACCATCTGTTTTATCTTATGATAACATTACAAATGGAGTAAACACATTTGATAATTACATTTTTGCAACAGATCATAGATTTAAAAATAAAGATATTATAAGATATTCTACTACAGGAACAGTAATTAGTGGATTATCTACAACATCAGAATATATTGTAACAGTTATTGATAGGAATAAATTTTACTTATCTTCTGTTGGAAATGGTGCAACGATTGATGAGTTTGATTATATTAATAAGAGATATGTTAAATTCTCATCCTTAGGGACTGGAGAGCATACGTTCTACTATCCACCAATTAGATTGGTTGTAGAATCTCTTTCTGGGGTTGGTGCAACTACTATAATTCAACCTGAATTTGAACCAATTATAACTGGAGCAATTGAAAGTGTATTCTTAGAAACAAACGGTGTTGGTTATGGTGTTTCCAATATAATAAATTTCCATAGAAGACCAGATATAAAAATAAAACCAATTATATCTGAAGCATTATTGAAACCAATTGTAGTTAATGGATCAATTGTTGACGTACAATTTTTATCATATGGTTCTGGTTATGATAAAGGAATTGACATTGAAGTATATGGTGATGGAAAATTTGCAGACATTAGACCAATAGTTAATGAAAATGGAAGGATAACCAGTGTCAATATTGCAAGTGGTGGAGCAAATTATTTACAAGCAAATACAATATTAAAAGTAGTAAGAAGAGGAAAGGATGCAAAGTTTCTTGGAAATGTTTTTGAATGGAAAATAAATCAAGTAGAAAAAAACAAAGAACTATTATCTACACAAGATGAGGGATTAATCGCACCAAGCAATAACAAAGATCTTGGATTGCAATATATAAACTTTTTTACACCTAAAATATTAAGATTTAGCTTAGATGATCATATTGATTCCTCCAATAGAGAGGTTTCCAACAATAACCATTCTCCAATTATTGGATGGGCATATGATGGAAATCCAATATATGGACCATATGGACAAGTTGGATCCGAAATTAAAAAAATAAGATCTAGTTATTTTAAACGAGTAGAAAATAATGAAAATCTAAGACCAAATTTACCAGATGGATTTTTCACTCAGGATTTTTATTTTGATAAGGCAATAGGAGATCTAGATCAATATAATGGAAGATTCTGCATAACTCCAGAATTTCCAAATGGTGTTTATGCATATTTTACGACTATTGATAGTTCAATTGTATCAAAACCAGAATATCCTTATATAGTTGGTCATGAATTTAAAGATTATTTAATTGAAGAAAACTTTATTCCATCATTTAATCAAGATTTAAATATTTCCGAATTTAATGTTGTTAGAAATATTGGACCTTATTATATTAATTCCAATAAATCAAGTTATAGTTTAATACAGAGCAATGAAGAAAAGCATAAGCAAGAATTTATAGTATCTGAGACATTATCATCCTCTGTTGATGAGATTTTGGTTTATAGTCCAGGGCAAGACTATAAAGTTGGTGATAATGTTATATTTGATAGTGCCGATACTGGAGGGACGGGAATAAGTGCAGAAGTATCCAAATTAAAAGGTAAAGATTTATCTAGCATTAAAGTTGGAATTTCTACTTTTAATCAAGCAAGATTTTTTACAGAGAAAAATCTTGTAGTTGGACTAGTAAATGAACCGCACAATTTAGCAAGTGGAGATCAAGTAATAATATCTTCAGTATCTGATCCTTTATATTCATTCTTAGAGGGGTCAAGAAAAATAATAGTTAAATCCAAAACAGTTGGCATAACAAGTGATATTGATATCATACAGATAACAGGGTCATCAACTGAAATTTATGTTAATGATTATTCTGGTTTTGAAGTCAGTGATTATATTGGAATTGGATCTGAGAAATTGCAAATTGTAAAAATAAATGAAACTAATTCATCATTTATTGTAAATCGACTTGAAAATGTTGGGTTCCACACTGTAGGAATTGATAGTATTAGTCTGCTTCCAAGAAAATTCTATTTTTCTGATGTGTCTCTGCCAACATATTTGAGAGAAAATGCACCAGTTTATTTTAACTCAAAAACACTAATAGGATTTGGAACTCAAATAAACAATTACACTTTACCAGACCAATCCAATATAATTGTACCATCAAGATCAATATATATTCCAAATCATAATTTTTATACAGGACAGCAAATTACATATAATGTTGGTTTTGCTGGCAGTAGTTTGTATGTTTCTAATATTCCAGACTCTGCTGCATCTTTCCCATTGCCCAATAATTCACAACTTTATGTTGTGAATAAAGGTAGAGATTTTATTGGGATTTCAACATTAGGATTTACAACTTCTTCTGGTATAGGTACGAATAACAATAGTTTATACATCTATGAGAATAATGCTACTGTTGGTGCAGCACATTCATTTACAACATCATATAAAGAAGTAGTTGGAAGAGTTGAAAACTATTCTTTAATTGTAAACACAGAAGATAATCACGAATTAACCGAATCCGACTCCGTAAATTTCAATGTAACTCCAAGATTAACGAATACATTTGCAATAAGTTATGATTCAGTATTGAGAAAATTAACAACTATTCCAATACAATTTGATACTTCGGTATCAGTAAATGTTCAAAATTCTACAATCTATATTCCAAATAATAGTTTTTCTACCGGTGATAAGATTGTTTACTACAATACAGGTAATTCTTCTATAGGTGGATTAATCAATAATGAAACTTATTATGTTATTAAGCAAGATCCAAATTATATAAAGTTAGCAGCATACAGATCAGATGCTATATCTGGAATAGGAATTACATTTACCAGTCAGGGATCATCTTTTAATTCAATATCATTAATAAATCCATTATTAAAAACAACAAAAGGAAATGTAATAGTATTTAATTTATCAGATTCTTCCTTAAGTGGAATGGATTTGAAATTATATAGAGATAATAATTTATCCATTCAGGTCGAATCCTATAATTATAGAAGAAATGGAATAGATGCTGGTTCACTTGGAGCAGAATTAAGAATTGATACAAATAATAGTTCAATTTCAAATACTCTTTTCTATACATTAATTCCACTTTCACCGTCTGTTGTAGAAAAATATCAAATATCTATTGATACAGATGTGATTGGAAATAACAAAATATCAATAGAAGATAGTACCTTCAGTGATTTATATAAAGTAATAGTAACATCAGATTCTAGTTTTAAATTTAACCTATATCAAAAACCAGAAAGTTTTTCATATACCACATCATCTGGAATTTCTTCTATTTTTTATGAGACAGATTCAAAGACTGCAAGTGGACCAATATCCAAAAATAAGATTAAACTTTGGTGGCAAGAAATACAAAAAACTGCCAAAAATTGTTGATGTTGAGTCAGAAAATGGCAAAAATGCCACACTCAAATGCGTGTCAAAAAATATTGGAAAAATTAATAACATTGAAAGAGTTAAAGATGGATTTGATTATCCAACAGATTCAACTCTTAGACCAATTTTAAGTGTTCCTACTGTATGCCAGATCAGAGGAATATCAAGAGTTAAATCAATCAATGTGATAAGTGGAGGATCAAATTATGTCACCCCACCAAAATTAAAAGTATTGGGTAATGATAATATAGAATTAGAATCAATTATTCAAGGAAATTCTATAGTTGATGTCAAAATAATTAGAAATACAAAGGACTTAACTCAACCATTAACAATAATTCCTATAAAAAATTCTAATGGATATGACATTGATGATATTACTTATAATAATATAACAAAGAAAGTTACTTTAGAATTAGTAAACTCCGATAATCAGCAATTCCCATTAATATCAAATTCATATGGATCAAATGTTGTTGATTTTCCATTCAATATAGGTGATAAAATATTTGTAGAGAATTGCAGAATATCCAATCAATCAAAATCAAATTATAATTCATCAAATTACGGTTATAGATTTTTCACTGTTACTGGAATTAATACTGATAATTTTACAGTTACATATGATGTTTCTGGTATTGCTGAAAATTTTGGTGAATATACTTCAGATTTTGGATATGGATATGTAGTGAATAAGAAAAATATGGCCTCATTTGAAATGGAATTGGAAGATGATTTATCATATTTCTCTAATGAAAATATAATAGGGTACAATTTAAATGGTTCTCCAATATTTACGGCAAAAGTAATGGAGAATGGGTGGGATAATAATATCAATCAATTGAGAATGATTGATTCTTCTGGTGAACTTGAAGTTGGATATACACTCTATGGAACTAGATCTGGATTAATGGGAACAATTGAGTCTGTTAACGGATTTACAATAAATTCAAATCTTGAAGTATCCAGAGAAAAAGTAAATGATTTTGGAGATAGAGTTGGATTTTTAAATGATTATCAGCAGAGAATATCTGATAATGATTATTATCAGAAGTTTTCTTACTCAATAAAATCTGATGTTAATTATGAAGATTGGAAGGAATCAGTAAGAGCATTAGTTCATCCAGCAGGATTCAAAGAATTCTCAGATTTAGATATAATCCAAAAGGCTTCAAATTCAATGAATGTTGGGGTTGGAGATTCTTCATTAACTATCTTAGCCAATATAGATGGATATGGGTCAATGTACTCAAAATCTAATTTTTCAATGGTTTTAGAGGATGATCAATTTGAAGATGGTTCCGTTGAAAGAATATTATTCCCTGAAGGGGTTAGTTTAAAATCATATATTTTAAGTAAAACAAATAAAGTTATAAAAATTGATGATATAAGTGATCAATTTACAGGATTTACAACTACAACTGGTGGAAAAATAGTTGGGTTGACTACATTTAAATTGAAAAATAAAGGAACCTCACTTTTCTATCATGAATTTTCTGGAATTAGCACTTCAACAATAAATTTAAGTGTAGATTCATTTAATATTAGAAATCATAATTTCCAATCTGGACAGAAAATATATTATGAAATAGGTTCTACAAATATAGATCCAATTTGTCTAGCAGAAAATACTGTTGACTCTTCTTTTAGTTATAATATACCAGAAACATTTGATACCCAAATACTCACATTTGATAGTTTAAATCAAACTATGGATCAAAACTAAAATATAAATAAAAATAAAGAAGTTTCTATTGTATAATGGCAAAACTAGGAATAAATACCGGTTCTACACCAAATGATGGTACTGGGGATACCCTTTTAGCAGCTGCTTTAAAAATAAATCAAAACTTTACTGAGATTTATACCACACTTGGTGATGGATCTAATTTATCCGGGGTTGTGACTTCTCTTGTTGGTTATGCCACAGAAGGGTATGTTGATAACGCAATACTAGGAATAGGAACGGGAATTGGTGGAGGTGGAGAATCTTATTGGACCCCAACAGTATCAGGTATTCATACACTTTCTAATGTTGGAATAGGAACCACAAATGCGGTAGATAAATTAACTGTCCGTGGTGGTGATATTTCTGTTGGGGTTAGCACATCTCACGGTGTTATTCTTACATCACCAAATGGAACTAGATTCCGTCTCATCGTTGCTAATAATGGTTCTCTAAGTACTGTTGCAGTCTAATAAATAATCAAAAGTCATAATTATTTTAATGTGAATGGTTTTAATAAAAAAATAAAAACAAATATATGCCTACAAGAGTAGTTCCTGGTTCTGGTGCAATTCTACAACCAACTTTTGATTCAAATTATGGTGTAGTCTCAGTAAGTGTCATTGATGGTGGATCTGGGTATGCATCTACAGACCCACCAAAAATAACTATACAAGGGACTAATCCTCCAATTGTTGAAGGGATATTTTATCCTGTTATAAATCCAAGTGGTGAAATTTCAAGGGTAGTAGTAATTGAACCGGGAAGTGGATATACTCCTGTTGAAGTTGGGTCAGGGCAAAAAATAGGAATAGATACAACTGCTTTCGTAGAAAGTTCTCTTATTGTACAAAAAGGACTTGATACGTCATCTCCATACATTTCTGTTGCATCAACAGAATCTAATATTATAATGGGAGTAATTGGAGGTAATGGTTCTTCTTTATATGAAAATGGATACAATATTGCAATTTCCACTGCAGTAGTTGGAACTTCTGCTTCAATAACTCCAGATTTCTCATTAAATCAAAATAGGTTTTATGGATTTACAGAACCATTTCCTGCATATTATACTAGTGGAATTGGAACTGATGCTAAATTTAATGTCTTTATAGTATATGATTCAGGGACAGGAATCCCAATATCAACATCAGTGATTTTGAGAACTGGAGGAAATGGATACTCTGTTGGAGATACAGTCTCCATTTCCGGAACATTTATGAATGGAACTTCACCAGCAAATGATCTTTCATTTACAGTTTCTTCGGTAACAAATACAAGAATAGTTTCTGCAGCAAATAGTACATTTTTAAATTTACCATCAGTAACTTTAATTGGATTTGGTACTGGAGCAAAATTTAATGTTTCAAGAAATTCATTTGGTGATATATCAATAATAAATGTTGTCAATGGTGGTTCAGGATACGCATTGACAGATAAAATTAGTATAGCAGGAACTTATATAGGTGGTTCAACCCCACAAGATAATTTACTAATTTCACCAGCAGTTTTGGGAACAAATAAATTACCCAAAAATTTGTATGTAATAAAAACAAGTGATAATTCATTTAAAGTATCAGGATTATCAACTTCAAATGAATTAAATTTAGTATCATATGGAATTGGAACAAACTCATTTACTTTTAATGATCCAAACGCAAGTTCGATAATTTCAATAGATAATATTATACAAAGTCCTTTATACAGAACCGACTTAACATTAACTTTATCATCATCTGTAGGAGTTACAACTGATATAATATTTGTTTCTTCTGGATTATCATCAATTACTAGTTATGATATTTTGAGAATTGATTCAGAATTTATGAAAGTTAAAAATATAGGATTTGGATATACTAATGCAATACAAGTAAATAGAGGTGTTTTAGGATCAAAAAGAAATGCACATTTTAATAACTCAACTGTAAATATATTAAAAGGGAATTTTAATATAGTAAAAGATGTAATATATTTTACTGACGCTCCTTATGGTCCGGTTGGACCAGAAGGTTTGACAGTAAATTCATCTTTTAATGGTAGGGCATTCTCAAGACAATTTGATCCAAGTTTGGAAAATGATAAAAATATAATTTTTGATGATATATCAAAAGATTTTGTAAGTACATCATCAACTGAATTTTATCTAAAATCAGAAGGAGAAAAGGTAGTAGGAATTTATACAGATACTAACTCAATTATTGTTGGAAATATTGATATTAACAACAATCCTATTATTTTAATTAATGGTATTCCTCAGATTTCAGAGACAGATTTTACGATTGATACTCCAGGAAACAATAGACTGAAGTTTCTTTCTGGATTCCCAATTTCTGGAAAAATCTCTAGAGTTGCTATAAGCACAGGATATGGTTATCAACCCCTAATTGGTGCAGGAGCATCTGTAATTGTGTCTGCTGGTGGAACTATATCACAGATAATATTACTTGGTTCTGGAAGTGGATATAGGACACCACCAGAAATTAAATTACAATCAATAGTAGGTTCTGGAGCATCATTCTCGGCAACTATTGGTGCTGGTGGAACTATTACAGGAATTTCAATAGTCAATCCAGGAAGTGGATATACATCAAATCCAGTTCCAAATGTTACAGTTGGAGTGCCAACAGGATATAGTGATTTGCCACTAGAATATATTTCTGGATCTAGTGGTAATGGATATGGTGCTAAAGCATCTGTAATTGTTGGTAATCAATCGAATGTAATTCAATTTGATTTAGAGGATTCCGGTCAATTTTATAAAGTTGGAGACACATTAAAAGTTTCTGGAATAACTACTAACCCATTAATTGGAATTGGATTCAGTGAGTTTAGAATTACTATTGAAGAAACATTAAGTGATAGATTTAGTGGTTTTTATCCAGGTCAATTCGTACAATTTGATGATATCTCATCTTTCTTTAATGGCACAAAGAAAAAGTTTACGTTAACTGTAACACAAGGAGCAATTACAGAGGTTTTAAGTCTAAAAGTTGATCCAAGCACAGATTTAACTTTAGAAAATAATCTATTCATATATTTAAATGATGTTTTACAAGAACCGATAGTATCATATACATTTAATGGGTCCAGAGTAATTTTAACGAAGCACCAAAAGCAAATTCAAAATGTACGATACTATTCTATAGAGGATCTGATCTAGATGTAGAGCAAATAGATCCCCCACCATCAATTAAACCAGGTGATTCAGTTCAAATTATTGAGAATATTCTTGACCCAACAGATAGGTCACAATTTGAACGTATCGTTAAACGAATAGTTTCATCAGAATCATTGGATACATTTACTTATGATAGTGTCGGTATAAGTACAGACCAAACAAAAGAAAGACCGTTAGTTTGGACAAAACAAACATCCGATTTAATTATTAATGGTGTTCTCTATTCAAAATCTAGACCAGATTTAAAATCTAGAATTATTCCATACACAAAAATAATTAAGAATGTCGCAAAAGATGATAGAGAAATTTATGTCAATAATGCTTTTCCATTATTTGTAAGTGTTGATAACATCACTGAAGAGCTTAAAGATATTCAAATTATAAACAATAATACAGTTTCCTCAGCAATAGCAACTGCTATTGTTTCATCTGGATCTACTATAACATCACTTTCTATACAAAATTCGGGTGCTGGATATAATGATTTAATCAACCCATTTGTTGCAATATCCTCATCATTAATTAAGAAAAAAGATCCAATATATAATTGGAAATCAGTTGCTACAGGAATAACATCTGATTATTCTTTAAATTCACTAGTTTATACTGATAAAATTGTTTCAGTTGGTTCTAGTGGAATAGTTGGAATTTCTAGTAATGGTTTAGATTGGATTACATCTAGAATTGGCATAGCACAATCAACAACATTTAATTCAATCGCTGGGTTTAATCAAAAATATTATGCAGTTGGAAATAATGCAAGGATTGTTTATTTGGATTCTTCTTCTGGATTCTCAACTTCATCTTGGCAATCAATTAGATTATTCAAGGAAGAATCAGTTTTGGGTTCACCAGAACCAATAATTGAATTTAGTACATACTCTGGCTAATTTTAATGAGATAGTATATTCTCCAAATAAAAATATTTTAGTTTGTGTTGGTAGTAATAGGGGATTATTCTCGGGTGTGGGAATAGGAACAACAGCACTATTTGAAAAATCTCCACCATCATTCGTTAATTTTAATAGTGTCGCAATAAATGATAGAACAACTCCATTTATTAGTGGTCTTTTATTTGTTGCAGTTGGAAATAACGGAAACATTATATATTCATCGGATGCAGAGATTTGGGCGAGAGCATTATCTATACCATCAACAAGAAATCTAAATAAGATCATTTGGGATTCATTTAGATTTGTTGTAGTTGGAAATAATGCAACAATATTAACTTCAGTAAATGGAATAACTGGATGGGAAAAAATTAATGCAAATATTACAGATGATTTAGTGAATATACGGTATGAATATGGGATTTATATTGCATTGAATAGTGCTGGAGAATTGCTTTTCTCATATAATCTGTCTCACTGGGTTAAAAGATCAACAAATCAACAAAATCCAATCAATGATCTCATAGTTATACCACCTTCTGAAGATATGTCTGAAGGAAGAACTATTATAGTTGGATCTGGAGCAACTGCTTTATATGCAGAGCCAGTTTACAATAGGGCAATTGCAATTTCTTCCGCATCTTCTGGTTCAGTTAGTTCGATTATCGTAGTTGAACCTGGATTTGGATACGATCAATCTTCACCACCACCAGTAATTATTGAAAGTGCAAGTGCAGAAACAGAAAAGATTTTATCAATTAAAGCAGTTGGTGATTTTGGAACAATAAAATATGTAGGGGTTGGAGCATCAACTATTGACTTTGAATTACATTCGGAAACGTATAATAATAATTCCTTAGGAATTGGTTATTCATCATTAAATTCATATGGAGTTAACTATAGCCAATTAGAAGTAGGTGATTACTTTGTAATTTTTGAAAGCAACTCTACTATTGGACATGCATTAACAGGAATAACAACAAGTCTTGGTGGACTTTCAAATTATCCTGCGTCTAGAGTAGGAACAGCAACAACTTATTTGGATGGAGTTTATCGAGTAGAAAAAGTATCATCTCCAACCGCAGGAATTGTTACAGTTCGATGCAATTTTACTTATGGACCAAATAATATTCCGTTACAAGTAAATACAAATACAAATACAAATGGAATATATGGAAAATACACCTGGGGTAAAATATATGATTATCAGAATAGAACTAGACTAAAACCAAGAGATTTTTACGTACAAACAAATAATGGATTAACTGGTTTATCTACTGCTCCCGATGTACTAAGAACTCGTGGTCTTTTCTAACTAAATAAAGAAAAAACGTTTATTTAAAATGCCTGCTATTATAACTGACCAATTTAGAGTGATGAATGCTGAGACTTTTATTAAGAGTCTTGTGTCTGTTGGTAATACCGCTAATAATTATTATACCTTTATTGGGCAACCAAATAGTTTAAATCCGCAAGCAAATGGGTCTTCAATTTGGGGAGATGGACTTCCCCCATTAGATGGATTTGAAGAAGAAAATAGGATAAAAGAAACAATCATAGCGTTAAAAAAAGTAACTGGTGATGATATAAGAAGAATGGTTAGAAAAGTCCAATGGACTTCTGGAACAACATATGAAATGTATCGTCATGATTACACAATTTATAATAAAACTCCAGTAACTAAACAATCAAGTTTATATAATGCAAACTTTTATGTAATAAACGAGGATTTTAGAGTATATCTCTGCTTACAAAATGGTTCTGATCCAGAGAATCCCAATGGAAGACCATCATTTGATCAACCACAATTCATAGATTTAGAGCCAAGACCAGCAGGAACAAGTGGTGATGGATATATTTGGAAGTATATGTATACAATCAAGCCATCAGAGGTTGTGAAATTTGATTCTATTGAATTTATTCCAGTTCCAGAAAATTGGGGGTTAAACGGAGAAACAATTTCCACAAAAAATAATGCTATAGATGGTAAAATAGAAGTAGTTGCCATAAAAAATAGAGGTACTGGGTATCAACCAATCTCAAAATCATTCACTAATATTCCCATTTTGGGTGATGGGATTGGAGGTAAGGTAACAATAACTGTTGACTCATTTGGAAAAGTTTCTGAAGTTTTTGTTACAGATGGAGGATCTGGTTACACCAAGGGAAATATAAGATTTGAGCCAGGTGCTCCAGGAATTCCATCAGAACTATCAAATGGATCCGAAATAGCAGAATTTGATGTAATTATTCCACCAAAAGGTGGTCATGGATATGACATTTATAGAGAACTTGGAGCAAACAGAGTTTTAATATATTCTAGATATATTACTGATCCATCAAACCCTGACATTATTTTGGGAAATGATTTTTCTAGAATTGGAGTTATAAAAAATCCAACAATTTCTGGTAGCAATACAGAGTTATTGACTTTAGGTGAAGTTAGTGCTCTAGATTCATTAAAATTAACTGGACTAAGTACTCAAACCACATATCCAGTTGATTCAGTAATTAAACAAACTATTGGACTTGGTGCAACTGCCGTAGGATTTGTTGCTTCTTGGGATAACGTTACTGGTGTTTTGAAGTATTATCAACCAGTTGGATTAGCAACTGCAGGTGTTAATTACAAAATAAACAAATTCACATCACTGCCTGCTCAAGGTGGATCTTTATCTATTGATTGCCAAAATATAGTTGGACCGGTTTTAAGCATAGATACTGCATTTAGTGGTATAAGCACGGTAATAAATAATAGGACATACCAATTGGGAAGTAATTTTGTCTCTGGGATTTCATCTTCCGAATATAACAAAAAATCGGGTGAAATAATTTACATTGATAATAGAAAGGCAATTCCTAGATCATCTAGTCAAAAAGAAGACATAAAAATCATTTTGGAGTTTTAAAGAAAAATGCCTCAGAATACTAATTTAAACATTTCTCCATATTTTGACGATTTTGACGAAGCAAATAATTATAAGAGAGTATTATTTAAACCGGGAACTCCAATTCAGGCTAGAGAATTAACTACTTTACAGTCAATTCTCCAAAATCAAATTGAAAAATTTGGAAAGCATTTTTTCAAAGAAGGATCAGTTGTAATCCCTGGACAGATTTCATATGATTCTAATTATTTTTGCGTTCAGATAGATGAAACCCATCTAGGAATTCCAGTATCATTATACCTTAATAATTTTAAGGGAAAATTAATTAAAGGTGAACTTAGTGGTGTAACAGCAAAAGTAGAAAATATTATATCTAGTGTAGAATCAGAAAGAAATAATTATACAATATATGTAAAATATCAAAGTTCTAGTGATGTAAACTTCACCAACAATGCATTTGTTGATGGAGAAAACTTAATTTCCGTAGAAGATGTTTCTTATGGAATCTCTGCAATAAGAGCAGGTACATCATTTGCTACTACAATTATTTCAAATTCAACTGCAATTGGATCTGCGGCAAAAATTGCATCTGGTGTGTATTTCATTAGAGGATTTTTTGTAAATGTTAAAGAGCAGTCAATAATTTTAGACCAATATTCAAATTCTCCATCATATAGAGTTGGTTTATTAATTGATGAGGAACTAGCAGTAGCATCCAATCAATATCAAGACTTATATGATAATGCTCAGGGATTTTCAAATTATGCTGCACCCGGTGCGGATAGACTTAAATTTGAAGTAACTCTAATAAAAAAAGAGGTAGATAATTTTAATGATGAGAACTTTATTGAATTAATTAGGTTAAATAATGGAGTTTTACAAAAATTTGTAACAACTTCAAATTATGATTTAATTAGAGATGAATTAGCAAGAAGGACATATGACGAATCTGGTGATTACTATATTAGACCATTTAATATTGCATTAAAAGAGTCTTTAAATGATAGAATTGGCAATGATGGAATGTTTTATGAAACAGATAAAACAAGACAAGGAAATGTTCCATCAGAAAATCTTGGTAGCATTGTAATTGGACCAGGAAAGGCATACGTAAGAGGATATGATATAGAAACTATTGATAATTTAGTAGTAGATTTCAATAAGCCAAGAGATACTGAAAAGCAAGAAAACCAATCCATTCCCTTTAATGTAGGAAGGCAAGTTTTACTCAATAATGTTTATGGATCTGGAGTTATTGGATTTGGTTCTGAAGCAAAAATAAATCTATATTCAGACAGAACTTCCACTCCTGGTGTAGCATCTGGGAATAAAATAGGAGTTGCTAGAATATATGATTTTAAGTTGAGAAATGCAGAATACCAAAATGCAGCAACTCAATTTGAATGTTCTTTATATGATGTTCAAACATACACAAAAATTACTTTAAACACTGGGGTTGATATAATTACTCCAGCATTTATAGAAGGGAAAAATAGTTCTGCTTCTGGTTATTTGGTGGAAAGTGTAGATGACTCGGAAGTAATATTCCTATATCAAGTATCTGGAACATTCAGTGTCAATGAAAGAATATCTATAAATGGAATAGATAATGGAAGAATCATAAAAGATATTAGAGATTATAGTTTATCCGATGTCCAACAAATAAAAAATAGTTCTGGAATTTCTACATTTACTGCCGATACACTATTAAATACTAAAATACTTTTATCTGATCCATCAACACAATATACTATAACTTCTTCTGGTAATATTACATCACCAGATTCGAATTTTTATGTTGGCATTCAAACTGGAGATATACTTTCATATTCCAGACAAGGATTTACTGTTCCTACTTACAATAAAGTAACTTCAATTGATGCTCCAAATAATAGAATCACTGTTTCTCCAGTATCTTCTGTCTCTGGAGTTTGCACGGGAGGACTTCCCGCATCAACTATTACAGCAAATGATTTAAGAAAATTATCATTAGAAGTTTTAAATTCAAATAATTCTTATCTTTACTCAAGATTATATCATAAAAATATTGCAACATTAGATTTATCTAGTTCTAGTATTATTATAAGAAAATCATATAATATTGTAGTTTCTGCAAATTCATATGCTTCAACATTAGAAACTGATATAAACTTAACTTTAGAACCATTCGATGAAGAAGATTATACTTTAACTTATATTTCAAGTGGGATTGTTGAATCTCTCAGTAATCAAAAACTAAATGTTTCTGGGAGAACTGTATCTTTATCAAACCTATCTTCAAATGGGAATGCAATATTAACAGTTACTTATAAAAAAATTAATACAAAAGTAAAGAAAAAAATATTTAATAGATCTTCCAGTTTAGTCATTAGGGGTTCCAATTCATCTGCATCTGGTGTAGGAAATACAACATTAAATGATGGACTTGTTTATAGATCAGCATATGGATTAAGAGTACAAGATAAAGTAATATCACTAAATGTTCCTGATGTAGTTTCTATATTGGGAATTTATGAATCATCCTCAACATCCGATCCAAGTTTACCAACTATTGTTTTTAGTTCCTTAAACTCAACTACAGATAATTTCATTCCAGGTGAACAGTTAATAGGAAAGACTAGTGGTTGTGTTGCTCAGTTTGTTTTAAGTTCTGGAGTGAATCAAGTAGAGATTGTATATTTAAATGAAAATAAATTTTCTATTGGTGAAACAATTGTCTCCAAGGAAACAAATATAACTGGAATTGTTGGTTCTTTAGGTGCCGGAGATAAAAATATCAAGGATAATTTTATTTTAGATAATGGACAAAGACTTGAATATTACGATTATTCCAGATTAATAAGAAAACAGGAAGTTTCTGCTCCAACCAAAAAGATTAGAGTAATTTATAATAATTACGTAATTGATTCAAATGATGAAGGTGATTTCGTAGCAGTAGATTCTTATGATGCTGATAGATATTCAAAAGAAATAGCAACAATAAATGGAATTAGAACAAGTGATATTATTGACTTAAGACCAAGGGTAGACGATTTTTCACCTTTAAATGCAGCATATTCTCCATTTGAATACAATGCAAGAGTCTTTAGTCCTTATTCTAATTCAGCAACAAATATTTTTGCCAAGGACAAAACATTAAATCTTTCATATTCTTATTATTTGCCAAGAATAGATAAAGTATTCTTAACAAAAGAAGGATCATTTATTATTAGTACTGGAATTCCATCATTAACACCGAAAGCACCAAATAATGTTGATTCTGCATTAGAAATATGCACGATATATTACCCAGCATATCTTTATGACATCAGACAAGCTCAAATATCATTAGTAAGTCATAAGAGATATCGCATGAAAGATATCTCCAGACTGGAAGATAGACTATCTAATGTAGAATATTATACCTCACTTTCTTTATTGGAAACTGATACTAAAAATCTTTCAATAAGAGATGCACAAACAGGATTGGATAGATTTAAGTGTGGATTCTTTGTAGATAATTTTAAATCATATCTTGGTGGAGATATATCTAACAGACAGTACCGAGCAAGTGTTGATTCTTCATTCGGTCAATTAAGACCAATGCATTATACTACTTCTGTTGATTTACTTTTAGGTTCAAGTAGTATACTTGGGATTGGTACTATTTCTGATCCAACAGCAGATTTAAGATTTGTTAATGATCTCGGAAATCCAAATGCAAAAAAAATTGGAGATATAATATGCTTAGATTATTCTGAAGTAGTATTTACAGAAAATAAATTTGCAACAAGAACAGAAAATGTTAATCCATTTAATACTCCAACCTGGATTGGATCTATAGAACTAAATCCCTCCACAGATACTTGGATTGAAACAAGAAGGACAGAGAGGGTAGATGATATTGAAGGAAGTTATTCTTCTTCTATACAGCAGTTAGGTGTTGATACTAATACTGGATTATCTCCAGTAAATTGGAATGCTTGGGAAACAAATTGGACAGGAACTTCTGTTGTTGAAGGACCAGTAATCGCACGATTAAATGAAAGGTCTAGAACTTCCTCTACTGTTCAGAATAGATGGGTAACAGTAACTACAGAGTCTCAATGGACTGAATTGCGAAATGATAGATTAACAACAACTACAAATCAAAGTAGACAAGGAATTCAATTTGGAGTTTCGGAAAGATTTGATTCAACGTCTCTTGGTGATAGAGTTGTTTCTAGAGCAATCTTGACCCTAATGAGATCTAGAAATATTGAAGTTGTTGCTAGAAGAATGAAACCTTCTACTAGGTTGTATGCATTCTTTGATAACATTGATGTTACTAACTTTATTGTTCCAAAACTAATAGAAGTTAGAATGGTTAGTGGAACTTTCCAAAAAGGAGAAGTTGTAACTGGAACAATGCCTTCTGGTGGAGCAAATAGAACAATAAGATTTAGACTTGCAAGACCAGATCACAAATATGGTCCATACAATTTCCCAACAAATCCAGGGTCTGCAGACCTTTCTATTCTACCATTCTTTGATACTTATAAAACAAATCCATATAATCCTGCAAATTCCATAGGAACCGAATATTCATCAACGTCTACATTATTGAATGTTGATACTGCAAGTTTAGAGTTACAGTCGCAATCAGATTTCTTTGGATGCATTGCATCACAAATGCAACTTGTTGGTCAAACGAGCAATGCAGTTGCAGTTGTTAATGATATAAGATTAATTACAGATCAGTCTGGAACTTTCATTGGGTCTTTGTTTATTCCAGATCCAACAATCCCATCAAATCCTTCTTTCCAGACAGGAACAAAAACTCTTACATTAACAACAAGTCCAACTAATTCAAAAACATCTGCACCATCAGATAGTATTGGTGAAGCCAACTTCACTGCAAGTGGAACAATTGACAATGTAGAAAACGTTACTTTAAGAATTAGAAATGCAGAAATTGAAAGATTAACGGTTTCTGAAGCAAGAACACTTTCCGAGACTGAAGATAGATTAGTTGCACAAAATAGATCAAGCAGAACAACTAGAACTTACTATGATCCATTAGCACAATCATTTGAAGTAACTGATATTAATGGAGTATTTTTAACAAAATGTGAGATTTATTTCAAGACTAAGGATCCAACTGAAGTTCCAGTTACAATGCAAATCAGAACAGTTCAATTGGGAACTCCAACTCAAGAAATTTTACCTTTCTCTGAAGTATCTTTAGAACCAGACCAAATTTCTTTGTCTAATGATGCTACTGTTCCAACCACATTTACCTTCCAAGCACCAGTTTACCTAGAAGGTGGTGGTGAGTATGCCATCGTATTACTATCAAACTCAGATTCATATAATGTATGGATTTCTAGAATGACTGAAGTTGATATTACGTCTCAAAATAGACCAGAATCCGAGAGAATTATTGTTTCTAGACAACCAACATTAGGATCATTGTTTAAGTCTCAGAATGCATCTACTTGGGATGCTTCACAGCTGGAAGATTTGAAGTTTACACTCTATAGAGCAAACTTTACAACAAATGATGCAATTGTTAGATTCTACAATCCACCTCTTGGTATTGGAAATAGACAGATTGTTTCTTTAAGAACAAATCCAATTGTTGCTTATTCCCAAAAAATTCTTGTTGGATTAGCACAAAGTATGAGTCAATTTGATATCAATAATTTGACTCCTGGAGTCAAATTATATCAAAATAATTATTCGGATTTTTCTGGTAATTTGGTGAGTATAGTTGGTTCTGTTGGCATTGGATCCACATTGTCAATAACCAATGTTGGATCTGCATATACTGCAAATAGAACTTATGGAAATGTTCCATTATCAACTTTATCTGGAAGAGGTTTTGGAGCAAGAGTCAATCTAACTATTCAAAATAACATTGCTGTTGCTGCTACAGTTTCTATTGGTGGAACTGGATATGCTATTGGTGATACTCTGACAGTAGAAAATCAATATACTGGAGGATTTGGTAAAAACTTAATACTATCCATTCCCAATAATGTTGGCATTTTGAGCTCATTTAATTCCATGATAATTGAAAATGTTCAAGATAATATTAATACCTCTGGTGTTTTAAACCAAATACAATATGCTGGTGTAGGAAATACTGTAACTACCGTTACAAATGGATTTGTTGTTTATAGTGAAACTATAGATGATGGATTACATTTAAAAGTAAATCACAATAATCATGGAATGTATTCTGATTTAAATTATGTAACTTTATTCAATATTGAGTCTGATGTTGCACCATCAACTTTAACTGCTGAGTATAATCAAAGTTCAACATCAGAAATACAATTGGCAAATGTCGGTATCTTTACTCATTTTGAAAATATAGGAGTTTCTTCGGATAATCCAGGTTATGTTAAGATCAATAATGAAGTAATTAAATACACTGGAATTAACACAGCAGGAAATTCATTGAATGGTGTAACTAGAGGTATTGATATTATTGATTCTGTAAATCCAAATACAAGAACGAGTCTTTCTATAAATTCACATCCAGTTGGATCTCAAGTATTCAAATATGAATTTAATGGAGTTTCACTTAGAAGAATTAATAAGACTCATTATTTTGGAGAAGTTGATTTAAACAAATATCCAATTGAACTTGATAGTTATCATGTAAAACTTGACATGACAAAATCCGGAAAGGATAGGAAATTTGGAACACCTAGATTGTATTTTAAAGAAACAAAAACAGGAGGAACTTATCAATCAAACTTAAGTTCAACTGGTGCAAATACACTAAATGGTCCAAAGGCAACTCAAAATATTCCATATAGTATTATTAGACCAAACGTTCAGTTCATGACACCAGAAACAACATCTATTGACGCACAAATAAGAACTGTCTCGGGATCCAGTATTGATGGCAATGAAAGTTCATTCGTCGAGCAATCATATATTCCAGTATCATTGAATTCTAATAATTTCCTACCAACACCTAGACTAATTTCATCAAAAGTCAACTCTGAAAAGAATCTATCGAATAATCAAGGAAATACATCATTCACTATGGAACTGAAACTTTCTACAACTGATAGTAAAGTTTCTCCAATAATTGATTTGGATAGAGTAAACATTATTACCTCAATGAATAGAATTAATTCTCCAATATTAAATTATAGAACAGATTCTAGGGTGAACAGCATTTTCGATGATCCAAATGCTGCGATTTATATTTCTAAAGTAATTAGACTGGAGAAAAATGCTGATAGCTTGAAGGTATATTTTGACGCATTTAGAGATGCATCCAACGAAATTATTGTACTTTATAGAATATTACGTCCAGATACACCAGATGATCAACAACTTTATGAATTATTCCCTGGATATAATAATATTAATGATTTTGGTGATACTATTGATCCAAAAGAAAATAGTGGATTATCTGATAAATTTGTTTCCGAATCATTAGCATTAGATGACTTCAGATCATATGAATATACAGCAAAGAATCTTCCATTGTTTAATGGATATCAGATTAAAATTATAATGACAGGAACAAATCAGGCGGTAACTCCATTGATTAGAGATCTAAGGGTAATAGCAACAATATGATACCAGTAAAAGAAAATAAAGGTCTTTTCCGAGATGAAAAGACCAATTCAATTATAAATTGCGATGATTTACAATATGAACAGTATATCAAAATGAAGGAGATTAAAAGAAAAGAACGAAATGAATTTGAAGAATTGAAATCTGATATAAATGAAATAAAATCTGTACTAAAAATTCTTTTAGAAAAGATAAATAACTAAAATTCCACTTTCAATTATCTAATGTCTGCGAAGCAAATAAATCTGGTAATAGAGCAAGGAACAGATTTTGAAAGTACCTTTACGATTTATAATGAAAATGGAACAAAATTAAATTTGACTGGTTTTACTGGTGCGAGTTTAATTAAGAAAAGTACTTACTCATCTACATCATATCCCTTTACAGTCTCCTTTCCAAATAGATTAGGTGGACAAATTAGTGTTTCAATGGGAAGAGGTAATACTTCACTAATTGAAGGTGGAAGATACGTTTATGATGTAGTCATTACATCACCAAATAATTACACAAGAAGAGTAGTTCAAGGAAGTGTTTTAGTAACACCAGGAGTTAGTCTATGACAAACTATGATGTAAGATTAACTTCTCAAGATAGATTTACAGTTGATGTAAATTATGAAATACCGTTAAAACAGGTACAATATAATAACCTCATCATTGATGATATATCAAGTCAATTCAATAATATTGAAACAAATTTTACTCTTTATGTAAATGGTGAAGAATATTTCCCAATTAACGAACAGCAACTTTTAATATCTATTAATGATGTTCTATTAGAACCAGTAGTAGATTACCAAATTTCTGGGAGTACTATTACTTTTACAATTCCACCATCTGGTGGAAATACTTTTTCGGGAATTGCATTAGTAACTACTGCAGATCTGACTAGAACAATAGTATTTTTGATAGATAATGGGTCATTAGACATAGATCCAGGAAGTAAAGGGTATATTTCTTTGGATGTGAGTGGAAAAATAGAATCTTGGACGATTTTATCAGAAGATACAGGATCAATTGCAATAGATATAAAGAAAACCTCATATGCAGATTTTCCTAATAATTTTACATCAATTGCTGGGGGAGAAATCCCAGTTTTAATAAATCAAGACAAAAATAAAGATGATATTTTAACTACTTGGGATGCATCTTTAAATACTGGCGACATTCTTGATTTTGAAGTATTAAGTTGTTCTGGGATTTCTAAATGCACCCTAACATTGAAATTAAAAGTGTGAGAAGTTTAGATTATAAATAAAGATATAAAACATTTTAATTGTATATTCCAGGAGATCAATAGATGGCACTTTTAGTACCAGATAGTGGAGAGCTTCAAACTTTAAGATATCTTGTAAATAGCAATCATCAGATTCCTAGAAATTTAATTCTGAAGCTGTTTTCAAGCAACACAACTCCAGCAGAAGGAGATGTTCCAACTCAATCAGCATACTATGAACCATATGATGCTTCTGGTCTAGTCGGTTATGGTACAGCACCTAATAATGGATATCCTCTCTGCATCAATAATAGATGGGATCAAGACTATACTGATCAGTATGGAATCCTATTAAATGGAAGTCTTTGGAACGTTAGAACAATCTTAAGCCCAATTGCATCCACAACAGGAAGTGGAACTACTGGTGAATATACAATTACTGTTTCTAGTACTTTAAATATCGCAGTTGGACATTATGTTTCTGGTGGAAACGTTGGTTCAAATGCTACCGTATGTGCAATTGATGGAAATACCCTGGTTCTCTCAGTACCAAACACAGGAAACTTCTCTGGACAAGCACTAGAATTTGGTGTGGGTACAACAACTGCTTCTTATCCGGAGCAAACATTTACTTTCACCGATGCAGGTAACCAGCAATATGGTTACTATTTGGTAAGAGCAAATAATATGCCAGTTCAAATTCACGGTGTTGCTAATGCTGCAACAATTTCCGTAAATGCTGGTGTTGCAAAATCTCAGACTATTGGTGTTATTGCACAATCATATATCACTTTGTTTGAGACAAAGTATGAACCACTAGCAACAGGATCTGTAACTAATTATTCATTTACTGTTGATAATATTTCAGGAATCACAACAAACCAAAGAGTTGTAGGAGCAGGAATTGCTGCAGAGGCAAGAGTAGTTGGATTCAACACCAATACAGTCTTTGTAAATAAGGCAAACGTTGGTTCAGTTTCAGGTGTAGCAACCTTCTTTAAGAATGTTGCTGAAGATGTAACTATCGGAATGGGTGTTACTCATTCAAACCTTTCTGGTGAAATCAACGCAATTCCAGCAAACACTAAAGTAATTGGAATTGATGAGAAGAGCAGAATTGTTTATCTAAATAATGCTCTAGTCAATAACATTCAGTCTGCGACTGGTGATACAGTTACATTCTCCTCAAGTATTGTGAGCACTGGATCAACTGGTCATGGACTAGTTCCTGGTGATGTTATTTACATTGCAGCAGGAACAGGAAATAGTACAACTACTTCATCAACATATGCAGTTTTTGAAACTCCTAACTCAACAACGTTTACAACTACCCCAGCACTAAATGGTACTGGTGCATCAACTCTGTATAGCAGCATCTTCTTCGCAGAAAGATTCACAAACGGTCCTTACAACATTCAAAACAACGGTGACCAAATTAAGGTTACCCTCAATATCAGCCTCGACTGATTTTTTAAGAAAATATAATTTTATTATGAGGGGTTGCGAGAGTAATCCCTCATATTTTTTCTCTATAGCCTTGTGCGGTAGATAATTAGATGGCATCATTTTCATATACTACCGATACCTCAATAAATTTTTTCAGGTTATTTTCCTCAACGGAACAATTATTTGAAAAATTTTCCTATGGGTATAATGAATTTTCAGATACTTATCTGGAAGTTGTTGATTTTGGTGGACTGCTGGATGAGGCAATAGAATTTGATGACTTTGGATCTGTAGCATCTACTGCTATGGAATTTGAACTATATGGTTTCATCACACAAACAAGTACATCTGCAAATGGAACTATACGGAAGATTATATCTTCCACAACACATTCAATTACTAGAGCGGATGAGATACAGGGAATCACATTCCTGTTTCAAGGAAAATCTAATGTTTATATTAATAAATCACATATTGGATATGGTATTGTATCCGATATTAACGGCATTTTAATAGAGAAAAATACCGAATCCTATGTAGGAACAGGAAGAGCATTTGGATTCGGGAGTAAGGCAGAGAGAGTTGTTTCTTCATACAACAACTCCTCTGTCGTTTCTTTTGTAACAATTGATTATAACCTAATCTCATCACCAGAAGATTCATCTGAAGATTATGGTTCTATCCTCGATGAACCAAATCTTCCTGCAGAACGTGATGATTATGGATTCGTAGTAGGTCGTGGATTAAGACCTTATGGATTAACGAAATTAATCAGTACAACAACTGAAAAAAATACCGAAGATTATGTAGGAACAGGATCACTCTTTGTATTTGATAAAGCAAAAGTATTTGTGTTGCCAAAACACATTGGTAGAGGTGCTGTTAAGGTTCGTGGTGCTTATAGCAACCTTAAAAATACAGAATCTTATGTTGGAACTGGATCTCTCTTTACATTCTCCAGTACAACAGAAGCAGTTGGCACCAAACCCCCTGTATCTGGTCTCTTTAGAGTTTTTGGTTCAGTTGTAGAGAAAAACACTGAAAACTACGTCGGAACTGGAGTAGCATTTGGAATTGCCAATGCCTTAGAAAGCATTACAGAACCTTACACTGGTTCTGGTTCTATTACTGTTCTTGGTGGTTACAGCAACCTCAAAAACACTGAAAATTATGTAGGAACGGGTAGAGCATTTGGATTCGGAAGTAAGGCAGAAAGTACTTCTGTTTCCTATAATGAATCATCTACGGTTGATTTTGAAGGTATTGATTACAACCTCATCACATTACCAGAAGATTCATCTGAAGATTATGGATCAATTCTTGATGAACCAAATCTACCATCAGAACGTGATGATTATGGATTCATAGTAGGTCGTGGATTAAGACCTTATGGACTAACTAGATTCTCTGGTCATCTTGTTGAGAAGAATACTGAGGATTATGTTGGTTCTGGAAATCTATTCAAATTCGGTCAGATTCAAGTTGCTTCAGTATCACCATATGTTGGTTCTGGTTCTATTATAATTGGTGGTGCGTCTAGTGATCTTAGAAATACAGAATCTTATGTAGGAACAGGTAGAGCATTTGGATTCGGAAGTAAGGCAGAAGCAATTGGTACAAAACCACCTGTATCTGGTCTGTTTAAGGTTATTGGTGCTGTTGTTGAGAAGAATACAGAATCCTACTTTGGAACTGGATCACTCTTTACCTTCTCCAGCACTACAGAAGTAGTTACAAACACTCAAGTTTCAACTGGACTATTTAAGTTTAATGGAATTGGTGTTGAGAAGAATACAGAAATTTATGTAGGAACAGGTAGAGCATTTGGATTCGGAAGCAAAGCAGAAAGAACAACTGCTTCATACAATCAATCATCTATAGTTGACTTTGAGAGTCTTGATTATGGTTCAATCAATGAACTCGAAAGTTCCAATGAAGATTATGGATTAATCCTTGACGAAGCAAATCTGCCAACAGAACGTGATGATTATGGATTAATTACTGGTCGTGGATTAAGACCTTATGGACTAACTAGATTCTCTGGTCATCTTGTTGAAAGAAATACAGAATCTTATGCAGGAACTGGATCTCTATTCACCTTCTCCAGTACAACAGAAGCATTCAGTCCAAAACCACTAGTATCTGGACTCTTTAGAGTCAGTGGTGCTGCTACTCAGTCCATTACACCAACTACAGAAATTGGATCTGGTTCACTATTTACATTCATAAGTTCAACAGAATCCGAAACAAATTCTGAAGTTGGAACTGAATTATTCAGATTCTCTGGTCATCTTGTTGAAAGAAATACAGAATCTTACTTTGGAACTGGATCTCTCTTCACGTTCTCCAGTACTACAGAGGCAGTTAGTACAAAACTTCCCGTATCAGGTCTCTTTAGGGTCAG